TCTATCACCATACTCATCAGTGTGCCAAGTGTCTCCATCTTTATCTGTAAAAATAGTATCATCTAATCCATCAGATATAAATCCAAATGGTGCCATATCTTGTTCAATTTGATTTCTTTGCTCTTCATATAATCTCTTACGAACATCATTGTCCGTCATTTCTTTAAAATAATCTTGAGCAACTACCCAAGAAAAAATAACAAGACACATTGCAAGGTCATCATTACAACCCTCTTCTGCTTCAAATGTATTACCCTTCTGCGCAAATGTTGTAAGTTCTGATATAATTTCATAGTCAGATACCAAAATCTTATCATCCTCTAAAAGTGTTTTTAAGTTTGAGCAACCTAACTTCTTGACACCCGACGTAGTCCTAACACCAAGTTGTGATCTCTTACCACTAAATCCCTGACCAATAACCTGACCGTTTCTACCTCTCATGGAGGCCATCAGAATATTAGGATATTCCAAATCAAAATGTAGGATACTTGCTACCTGATCACCAATATCATTAATCTCTACCATCAACCAAGCATTATTATATCCTTTTGCCACTTCCTCAATAATATTAGGAAATAGCATTGGTTTTATTTCATTATTTCTATACTTTGCAACTACTTTATATGGAAACTCTGTAATATCAAAAACAATAAATGCAGAAAAATCGTTACCCATACCACGAGCAACGTCTACGGTAATCAAATAATTATGATCTTCTACTGGATTTTCATGAATATCAAGACCCGCATTTTTTCTAAGTGGTTCTTTATATACTAAATTCCTTAACTTTGCTGGATTGATAAGAGTATTAACAGATCCTAAGAACTCACATTCAAACTCAACTTTAAACTGCTCTTCAGAAGTGTTTGCAATTGTTTGCTCTTTCCATGCAAGATCTCTTCCTGGAACTTCAGACCAGTGAACATCGGTTGGAACATATTCATTTTTACCTTTCTCCGAATCGTGCCACATTCGGTAAAAGTGATTCATACCCCTTGGGGTAGAAACAATGATTACCTTTGTGCTCTGTCCAGAAGAAATAGTAGGATAAACAGAGGCAAAGAAGTCATCAGCAATGTGATTCGGGATGAAAGCGAATTCGTCAAGAAAGATGACATTATAGGATCCGCCTCGGACAGCAGAAGAAGAAGTAGAGTTAGACGAAATCTTGGAGCCATTTTCAAGTTCAAGCGATCCTTTGTTCCAAGATATAATACCTTGCTGCATCCATTTTGGCAAGTTTTCGTATGCAAGTTGTAACCTTCCGAGTAGGTCTCTTGCCGTAGATGCTTTGTTCGCTAGGATGGCGATATTAACATTATCGTTAAAAACAGCGTAATGTAAAAGATATGAAACACAAGTAGTTGACTTGCCAGTCTGACGTGGCATTTTGCAAATGTTAAATCTATTGTCATGGAAGTTTTGAATTAACCTTTCTTGGAACGGATAAAGATCAAAAGGAACTAAACCATGATCAAGAGAAACGATCTTAATATAATTTTTTGCAAAATAAACAGGATCTTCCTTACACTTCATGAATTCGATGATGTTGTCTTCAGTGAATTCAATCGGCGTATTCGCCTTTTTTAGATTCGGATTGCCAAGATATACATTATCAGACATAAATCAATCCTCAACAATTCCAACGTTTACGTGCTTTGCAAATTTTCTTATCTGGGGTCTTAGAGCAATCGATGTTGTGCATCTTTCTCTGGCCATTAGAGCGAGCACAGAAAGATTTGCGTCTCTTTGCTCTCTTACCAGATGGTTTTTTCTCAGTTACAGCAGTTTGTAGTTTTGAACCAGGGTTCTCACGCTTATATGCATTAACTGCTTTCTGACTCATGCCATCTGTTTTGTCACCTCTATTTACCTTTTGCCAATCTTCGCCAAGTTCAGTTCTCCAATCAGAAAATTGATCAGCAATGGGAACTTTTTTCTTGTATTTCTCTTTAGGGTAAGATTCTCCAGTAACGGGATCTCTATATGGTGCAGTTCCTTTTACATACCTTTCACCACGAGAATACTTTCCCTCAGAAACTTCAAACTCTTCCTTACACGCTTTCTTTGCCATGTTTGTGGCAGTTGCATACATGACTGGTTTGGCATCAGCACCATAATTATCTTTGAAAGAACCTTTGTTCTTTTTCATACCTTTTACATACTTTTCAATCTTATTCTTTTCACATTTTCCAAGTTTCTCTTCGGAAACAGATTCAACTTCTTCTTTTTTCACACAACGATTATAAGTTTTTCCAAAAAGTTTTTGAGTTCCTGCTTTCTTGTAACCTTTCCAACATTTCTTTGCTTCACTCAGACCTTTCATGGGTTCTGGTTTGATAAGATCAGTGACTTCAAATTCCATTGCTTTGAAATCATCTCTCCAATTGGAGTAATCATAACCCTCTTTTTTGGTCTTATTGCCCCAGTTCTTAGCACCAACTTTACGGCACTTGACTAGTGCTCCAGATGCATAAGCAGAAGGCCAAACAGAATAACGAGACTTGACCTTATGGTAACAAGCATCTTTCTTTTCATTTACAACTTCTTCTTTTTGAAGAGGTTTTGTGTCGTTCTTTTTCTTAATTTTAGCATCAAGATCTTTTAGGGTTCTTAACTTGCCATCTCCCATTTTAATTCTATCAGTTGGTCTGATTACATCACCATCATCATAACCTTCGGAAAAGTCTGCTCTCCAGTTTGAATAAGATTCTTTTGTTACCATTTTTGCTTTACCTTTTCTGTTGGGATTTGGATCTTCTTTACGCTTTTTCTTTGCTCTTCTTTCTCTTTCATCCTTACTCATTGAAGCACGATCATCTGCATCACGACAGAATGGTTTTGTCTTCTGTCCTGGTTGCTTTGCGCAAGGTTTGCCATCATACTTACCACCTGCTTGAACCCATCCACCACCTTTGAACCAATCACGGAGAGAATAACCTTTATCCTTAGCAGATTTGCCATCTCTTGCCTCTTCCAACTGTTCAACTTCTTCATATCTAATTCTTGGATTGACTTGATATTCTGATCCATGACCACGACTTCCAGTCATTCTATGTCTAGAAAAATTGTCCCCAAGTTTTTCAAATTCTCCTCTTTTTATCCTTTCTGCTCTCCTTTCCTGTTCAAATTTTCTCCTTTTAGTAGGGGATTTCCATTTTTTCTTTGGAATTTGTTTGCCAGTAATTCCCTCTTCAGTTTCATCTTTTTTCTTTGCAGGTTTCTCTTGCCCATAATTAGCAGACTGTGATTTTTTATCTTCACCCTGTTTTTTTGCCTGCATGATTAATCCTGCCAAACCAGTTGCTGCTAAACCAGCACCGATTGCTTTGGATGCAGGTATTGCTAATGGTGCTGCTAATAAAGGAACTGCCTCTTGCACATTATCAATTTTATCTACATAACCAGCAGCAGCATCAGTGTCATGTGCAGTATCAGTAATCTTTGCTTGCATCCAAGCAGGAATATCTTTTTCTTTCTTACCTAGTGCCTTTCTCAACTTTGCAATGTTTCTTTCTGCTTTTGCAAGTTGAGATTGTGCCATTGCGACTTCATGATCGCCATTCTTTGCTTCATTCATTTTCTTTCTACCCCTACAGTGTGCTCGCTGAGAGAATCCTTTTGGGTTATTACAATCGATGGACTTTTTATATTTGGCACTCCAACCTTCCGCGACTCCACCGCCGCCATCTCCGCCGCCATCAGAGCCCCCATTAGACTCCCCGCTCCCATCTCCGTTGCCATTTGAATGATGTCCATTCCCATTCTTCTTCCCCTCTTCCTTGTCCTCATGCTCTTTATCACGCATAATATATCCACTAGACATTAAGTGCCATCCCTTAGGGATTTTCTTACACTCTTTGTCAGTAAAACAGTAATAATATCCTTTTTTGCAGGATTTCATTTATAGTATTACTCAACACTATTATTATTTAGAAAACCTTTCTTTAGTAGTTTTGATAAATCAGATGTTGATCCGACAAACAATGCATTGTTAGTAACATTAGTTGTTTGTTTAACCGTATCCTCCTCAAGATCTTTAATCTTTTTCTGAAGGTCTGCTAATTTATCAGTAGTATCTGCAACACTCTTAATCAACTGACCAGCAACTTCATATGCACGGGGACTATCACTTTCCCCCGCAAGTTCCATAATACCATTAATTGCTTCTTGACCCTTTTCAATCAATGAATATAAATTTGCTCTTGTATATTCATAATCTTTTTTTACGTCACCAGGTTGCATTGCCTCAGGTTTTACTTCCTGAGGTTTCATAATGGAGGTATTATCTTCCTCCATAGAAGTGTTAAAGGTATCGTTCAAACTATCAAAATTTTTAGTCATACAAATCAAATATCAGATTGTTGAACAGGACTATATGCTTTTGCGTCTCCTAAGTATTGCCAATCCTCATCGAATGACCAATCATCTCCAGGTTCTGCATCTACAGGATCTGGTTGAACTGTATATCTCATTTCACGCTTAGCAGTCTGAGTATTTGTATCTGCATACATATCAACCTGAACCTTACGAATGAGAGAGTCTGTACTATCACTGATAGGACCGAATAGATACGTCTTCGCTGTAAATTGTAGTGTATAGAGAATTAATCTTCTAGAAGAGAAGTCACCTTCATAATCATCTCTAAACGAAACGGAATCTAAAACAATAGGAACGTCTTTCTTTTCATCAATAACATCAGTCATATCAATTGTGACTGTAAATGATGGTTGGAAAAATGGTAAGATCTGCTCTACAATTTGAAGAACTTCATCATTGAACTTTGTCATGATGTTTAGTTCAAAACCAATATTATAAGGAATTGGCATATAGACTTTTCTAGTCTTATCATCAGATCCAGTACTTTTAAATGTTTGAGTAATACCAGTCTTTCTTGATGGATCATACTTAAGCGAGTTCATCTCAAAAGAAATCCTTGGCAATGTAATTGCGATAGGCTTATTTAAATTTTCTTGTTGCTCTAATCTTGCAAGAAACTTTTGAGTTGGTCCGTATGATAAAGGAACTCTAATTTGACTAAATGTATCACCATCAGCATCTTTTGACTTAACCGTGATATTATTAAATAGATTACCAAAAGCAATGATTGTCTTTCTTATGTTTTGGTGATAAAAATAGGTTCCTAACATTAGTAATTACCAAATAGATTTGTCTCTGTAAAGTCTATAATAGAACTAGATTCAGTTTGAATTTCGTCGTTTTGTTCGTATTTATCTTCATAAATTGGATTTTCTCCAAGGAGTCCAATTGTATATGTTGCAGAATTAGCAACACCAACAATAGTTTCTCCATCAATAAATTCTCCAGATATATTTCCAACCTTGAGAACTTTAGAATCACTATCCCACGATCTAACATACGCTGTAGTTCTAGAAGATGATCCTACAACTTGTTCATTAAAACTATAGTTTCCACTACCAGTAACTGTTTGTGGTAATGATATTTCT